AATTCTGTATTATTTCTTGGAGAATTTTCTACATTTTCAATTATAGTTTCTTGTGCTAAATAAGGGACTTCATACCATCTATTACCATCTTCATCATAAATATCTATTACTTCGATTATATTTTCATCTGTCAGTTCTATTTTATCATATTGTTTGGGTGGACCAAAAGAAAACGTTTTAGTAATGATTTGACCTGATATAGCATTTACTTTTTTCTTCAATAAATAGTATTCAGGAATTTGACCATTTACTTGATAAACACTCACATCTGTGGGACTATAAGAAGAAGAGTATGCAAAGTCGACTGGTTCAACAGTTCTAAAAAATGCAACTGGATTTGTTGAATTTGCAACCATACCTTCATTAATCCTTAAGGCATAATTGTAATCAGGTCTAACGTCATCTCCACTTCCTATTGAAGGGACTATTTGATATACATCTAATGTTACTGATGCAGGTACTGCATTCTTAGGTTTATAACCTCTTGCTCTCGAATGAGCAAAAACATTTGGAAGTTCTTCTGCTTCTGTAAAAATAGACTCTTTTAAATTTATATCCATATAATAATTCAATACATCTCCAACGTATGATGCTTGCTCAATAAACATCATTCCAGGATCTGCTTCTGTATAATCATTAAATGTATTAGGAAAATAAATTTTTGTAAAATCAATTAAATTAGATCTTAATTGTCCAAAATCTTTATTTAAGTAATTAATATTCTTCCTTACATTAGCCATTAATTTTCCTCAGTTATCCCTAACGTTGTACCTTGATTAAATACTCTTATAGTAAATTCATTGTTGTATGGTGATACACTAAATGTTATATCTATAAATATTGTATTGTTTGTTTCATAATAATTATTAGATAAATCTAAAACTCTCGTATATATCCTTAAATCTAAAACATTAATGTAAGGTGTCCAAAATGCAATTGCTTGAGATACGTCATCTCTTAAATCATCTATCACGTCATCATTAATATTCTCAAATAACTTTTCTCTAATAAGAGTTCCAAAATCAGGTAACATAATCCTCTCACCTTTACCAGTAAGTAATAAATTCTTTAAGTTGGTTATTGCTTGTTCTTCAGAAGTGTATGATAATATAAAATTACTATTATCATCCATAATAGGTAATTTTATTCCTATTGCTCTGTCTATTTCTAAATCAAGAGGGTTATAATTATATGTATTACGTTCTTTCATTTATTACTTTTTCTTAAATATAGCAGAATAATCTCTATTGATATTTTTTGTAACTGCTTCTATATTTTTTAATGTAGTTTCATCTCCTGATTTTAATGCCCTATTGATATTGTGTTGCAATTTTAAATCATCTTCATTTTGATTATCAAATTGAATTGGAACATTTAAGTTAGGATTGCCATTAGGCATAATTCTTTCCCTAATAGAAGGAAAATTTCTTGCCATCGAAGAATCGAAAATTCTATCTTGATTTTCAGTTATTACGTTACCTCCATTTCTCAATTGATCTAATGCTTTTTGTTGTTCAGCAATTATCTCATTTTGAATTACAAGTAATTGTTTTATGTCTTTCAATTCTTCTCTTATTATCTGTCTAACTGATTTTTTATTTTTATTACTATTTTCCATTTATATAAATACTCCATATTTTTATTTACAATGTAAAAAAAAATTAAGACCATTTGGTAGGGTCTTCTTTTAATACTCTCCAATATTGACAAAACAGCAATTCTCTATGATCTATCCCATTTAGTCCACCATTAACTTTTTTAGTAATTCTTGCAACTGTATTGTTAGTATCGTCAACTGCTAAACTGTTTAAATTCCTTGACTGCCAAAACCAACCAGCAGTAGCACCTGCATATTTAGTTTCAACTAAATCTGGATTTCTAACAACGTCATCTGGAACTGATTTATTAAACTGAGTATAATTATTTTTTCCAGTCAATTGCATATATCCTCTACCTCTGTACTTCCATCCTTCACCTGATGCAATACTTCCATTTCCCATCCTGTTAGCATAAACTACACTTGCTATTTTTTCAGGTTTACGGTGGTACTTTGTAGCATCTCTTGGAGGTGTTGCATTCATAAAATACTTAGGAAATACGTTATTTAATCCTTCTGCAGAATAATTCAAATTCTCCTTTTTATATCTGAAATTTCCTGATTCGTGTGCAACTTGTGCTAAGAAATGAGCACGTTGTAATGGTGTAGTTATTCCAAATGTTCTCATAGCCTCCACTACATCCTGAGGTGGTTCTGGAGGTTTACCAGTACAGTCTGTAGGAGGTCTATTTATTGGTTTTCCTGAGGATGTACTTCCACCACCAGAACCACCACTACTACCACCTTCTCCTCTTGATGCTCCATTACCACTGTATTCAGAACGTTCTAATTCTTCATATGTAAGAATGCTTGCAGTTCCCATATTTTCTTTTTTATTTAAGAAAACAAGTTCAGATAATACTGTTGGTAATTTTTGTCCTATGGATTGTATCTTACCACCAATTCTAATATATTCAGAAGCATTTGCTGGTGGGGTAGTAGGTCCAGTAGGAGAGATGTGAGTTTCGATTGAAAGTTGACTACATAAATTTGATAATTCTTGTGTTAATTCTTTTAACAAATCAACTAAATCATCACCTAATGGTACTGGATGTTTAGCATCTAATCCTAAATTAATTCTTTTAGCATTTCCTATTTCAACATCTTGACCTGCATCAAGTGATATTGAAGAATTTGAAGATAACACCACTCCATCATTAGCCATAAGTGATATTTCTTTTCCCAAAGTACTTAACATTATTCTACCTTGAGAATGTAAAACTGCTTGAGCACCAGTTAATTTATCAGAATCAAAATAATCAATTTTTAATCTTTTAGCAGCACCAATATATTTGTTATCTATTTTAAAGTTATATTTTTGAGTTGAAGTCATTGCAAGTGATACTAAATCGTTAGTATTATTTTCTACAATGAATTTACCATAAGTTCCATTTTTCTTCCTACCGTTTGCTATTATTAGTAATGGATCATTTTCTTGACCTTTGCCTTTAGAGAAATAAGGTTCTAAATTATATAAATCTTCATCAAACTTTATTGTTGATCCAAGTCTAATACTTGAACCAAATCTCCCTTCCATTAAAACATCACCAGCATAAGGTTGTAATGCATTTACTGGCAAATCACTTGGTATAGAGTTAGAAAATATTGGTTCTGATTTTTTAGATGTATCTTCTATTAATCCTGCTTGTTGTTCACTTGTGTCAGTTTTAGATGATGAAACTGTAATTTCTTGTAATCCAGGCAATCCATTTATATGGACAGTATTTTGAAGTGCAAATGTGTTAAGATAATAATTTGTATTCTCAGTTCCCATAGAACTATGAAAGGAGGTAGGTCCTTTCAATATCAATACTACTTCGTGTATTAATGGTATTCTTTTAATGTTAGTATCGAGAGGTCTTGCTCTAATTTGATCTTCAGCAGCACCACCTTGACCTATTGTTAAAGGTCTAACATACAAACTATAATTGTTTGCATTTACTCTTCCTTGTTCATCTTGATCTTTATAATTTATAGATATAACTTCTGCCCTTATAAGTTCAAAGTTGTCAGAACCATAAGTGTATTTGAAATTTTGACTGGTGGCTTTTTTTTCAGGCATTACTCTTCATCCATTTTTTTTAATTTGTCCTTCACTAAATCAGCCTTTAATTCTAAAAGAGGTTCGCTATCTTCTTCAGAATTACGTTCTTCTAATAAGGCCAACTCATCTTCACTTGCACTTCTTAATTTTAATAATTCATCTAATTCAAATTCAGTTAAATTATTTCCACTACCTCCAGTAGTTTTAACATCAACAGCAATCAACCTTTGTAATACAGTCAATAATTTTACTTGGAGATCTATTGCTTTCGTATCTGTAGCCATCAAATCATTTATCAAAGGAACGACAAAGGTTGCATCTGATGGTTTAGATATTAAACCAGTCAATTGCTCTATCAAAGCACTTGTTGCAACTGATCTTTTATTAGATTTCGTATATATACTTTTGCTTATATCTGAAAAAGTCGTTTTGCCAAAAAGTGGACTATCCTTATCTAAAGTTTCCATTAAAAGTAACTCCCTGAAACATCTAAATGATGGTTAGTATCGTAAAATCTTTTATAATCAATAAAGTACTGTTTCATTTTCTTTACAACTGGTGTGATGGTTTCAATCCTTTGATTTGTCATATCTCTCACTATCATATAAATAGTCTTTTTATCAAAAATAAAATCTAAATCATTTCTGTATTTGAATATCTCTAACAAACTATCAGCAATCATCATTTCTGATTTAGTACTAAAATGTTCAGATAAATTATCACTCAGTTTTTTAATATATAATTCAAAAAATAATTGTAATTCATCTTTAACTTTTTCAGTGTAAAATTCATTATCAAGATCTCTCGAAGTATCTATTAAATCAACTTCTGCTTTTGTTTCTAACTCTTTTTGTGCTTTAATGTTATATGCAATTAGTAAATTTTTAACAATTCTATTAAAATAAGAATATGCTAAACTTCCTCTATTAGGATCATACTTGTTTAACTTAATAACTAAATAAGATACAATTTCAGAATGTGCTTCCTCATAAGATGTTAGTTTTAAATAAGCATCCCAAGGATAAACTCTTAAACTAAATTCTACCAACTTAGATAGTGCAGGATAAATTCTACTCCTGAAAATATCTTCTCTCAATTTATGATCATTTGTATTGCAATATTCAATTATTGCGTTTTGTGTATCTATGTTGAAATAAGGTTGTCTATTTGATTTCTTTCTTTTGTATTTTTTATTAGTTACTTCCATCATCATCCTTACTCATCTGTTCTTGTACAAAATTCCACATAACTTCTATCTGTTCTTTCAATGATCTAAATATCATACCAGTATAGTCTGAATTTTTATAATATCCTGCTGTATCAATTTGCATCATTTTAGTATATGTTTGTTTAATTCTATCATTTAACAAAACGAGCATATCCTCTAAATCAGAAATATATTCAGATTGCTTATCTATTAATTTGAATTTAACTATTAAAATATAAATTGTCAGTACATTTAATATTATCGAACTTAATGCTATATAAAACCACATTTGTTTAACTCCTATTTGTATAAATATCTTTGAACTCTATTCCAATAATCTTCAGTTGATTGCTTCATCTCTCCAGTAGGTCCACCATTCCATCTTTTAGAAATAACCTCATAAGATTCATTTTTTGAATAAAAATTAGTATAAATTTTAAACATCATAATAGATTTTTGTAAATCCCACACATCATCCCATTCAAATTTTAAATTGTATTTTTTTATTTTACTAATTCTATTTACTTCCTCTACCATTATTGGTAATATTTGCAAACAACCTGAAGCACCAGTTATTTTATTTACAGCATTTACATTTCCATTACTTTCAATTCTTATTAGTACTTTTATCAATTTATCCAAATTTCTTTTCATTATTTTTACTTCTACTTTCTTATTATTGCTTTCCACTTTTGGTAAAGACTGATAAGAAGTTTCTATTGGATTAGATACATTTCTATTAGATAGTAATAAAATTAAAAATACTACGAAAATAGTAATGATAAATTTATTTTTTAAAATATTCATCCTTATAATTATATCCATTATTAAATAATGTGATCAGCAACTCCTAATTCAACAGCAGTTTGAGCATCAATATAATAATCTTGAATCATTTTTTCTTGCCAGAATTTTATATCTTTGTTAGAGTGTTCAGCCAATAATTCATATACCCATTTTTCTAACATTTCAGTATATTTCATATTAGACTTCATATCTTTTGCTTTACCATAATTGAAAGAACTTATTTCGTGAAACATCATAGTACTGTGTTTACTGATGTATCTTTTTCCAGTAGCACAAGCAAATATAACTGCTGCTGCTGACATTGCAATACCCCTACACACTACATTTACTTTAATGTCTAAACTTTTGAAATAGTCCACTATTGCAAGCATAGAGTGGACAGAACCACCTGGCGAATCAATTATCATAGTAAGTTGTTTTAACTCAGGATTGAGTTTTCTAATATAAATTACTTCTCTCATTATTTCAGAAACTAAGTGTTCGCATATTTCATCACTAAGAAATATGATACCATCGTCACTATCCAAGTGCCAGTTTAAAATCTCTTCTTGCTTGATTAACTGATAATCTTTTAACTCAACTTCTTTATCTTTGTCAATAACGTGAATGTTATTTTTCTCTATTTTGTTGTCAATTTCTTCACCATAAACGTTCATATCATTTCCTTAAATTATTTTTATCAAAATGTAATATACAAAAAAAAATTCATATATGCAACAATTATTTTGCCCTTACTTCTGAACCTGCATTTGAGTAAGGTCTTTTTATATCTCTATGTTCGAGTTTGAGATTGAGTGGTACGTTACTTGAAGATATTGGTGGATCTGTAACTCCACTACCAGATAAATCATTTTGAAGTTTTTCAACTATCTCTTCTGCTGATTCATCATTAGAATCTTCAAGGTCTTCAGTTAAATGCTCATTTTTAAATCCTTCATGCTCTTCATCTTCATCTTCATCTTCATCTTCATCTTCATCTTCATCTTCATCTTCATCTTCATCTTCATCTTCATCTTCATATTGT